TTTCCTTGTTATCATCATTTAATTGTTCATATAAACCTACAACTGATATAGCTGAATTTAAAATAATTTTACTTTGTTCACCATTTGCAAATTCAACAACTTCGTCTAACTTTTCGTTTTGCCTAATGTCAAGCAATCTATCAATTACTTGTTCAGCTTGTAAAGGTGCATTTGAAAATTTTGGTCCATATGGTATAGTAAAATATTTGTCTATTTGTTTATTGTAATATAAAGCTACTTTAGTTTTATTAGGATACATTCTAATAGCTTTTCTTTTTAACACTAAAGCAAACGGTGGATCTTTTACTAAATCTTCTGTTGCTTCATTTACTTTTTTCTTTTCAACTGGCTTAGTTGGTTTCATACCAAAAAGTTTCTTTTTAGGTTTATAATAACCAACAACTCTACCTCTTTGTCTTCCAGAAAATGGATTAGATTTGAATTCTTCTAACTCATCAGCATCAATAGGTTCTATTGATTCTGTTTTTTCTAATTCTGCATCAACATCTCTTTCTACTTTATCACCAACTTTAATTCTTCTTGCACGAACTTTTCTACCAGATGGTGAAACTTTATAATCAGAACTTACTGCAACATCTATAGCTTCTTCTATATCTTCTCTTACAGCCTGTTTTGATTTAGTAAATATTTGTTGATTCTTTGTAATGAGGCCTAACATTTTATTAAATAAATCTTGTAGTGCATCTCTCTCTTGTGTAGTAAAAACAGGCCTAGAACTTTTCATCTTGTCTAATACTTTGTGGTACCTTTGTATTAAAGACCTATTAGCAAGACCCATCCTGACGAGCATATCAAAATTCTTATACTCTTGAGATGATTCAGATAAATTTAATTGAAACTCTGTTAATTTTTTCATTCTTCCTCTTTTGGCTCTTCTACTTGTTCAGGTTCTTCTACTTCTGTTTGTGCTTGAACTTCGTCTGTTTCCACATCAACTGGTTCTGTAACTCCATTTACTTCATCAGCTGTCTGCCCATTATATAATGTTTGAGCTATTTCTTGTTTTCTATCACTTAAAGCTTGAAAAGCTCTAGTTGATAACATATCACCTAAACTTTGTTTTGCATCAGCAGCTTTACCTTGAGCTACTTGAGTTAAAAAATCTACAACTTCAGCCATAATATTTCCTTTCGTTTACCTACTATTTAGTAGTGTTTGTAATCTTTTTGTTTTCATATCAACCACTTCTTCTTGTTGTTGTGGTTGTTCATTGTTTTGTTGGTCTAAACCGCCAACTTCTTGTTCAGAAGAAATTTGTTTATTAATAGCTTGAATCTGTTCATCATCCATTTGTAAAACATTTTTCTGAACCCACTCTTTAGAATAGTAACGACCAATGTATGGGTCAACACCACCTAAAAGGCCTAATCTTTCTTTCATTAATTCTGCTTCACGCATTTCTGTGAAGTTATTATCTTTAATGAAATCGTAATAAATTTGTTCTTGCATTTCAGGCCATTCTTCTACTGATATAACACCTTTAAGAACTAATTGTTTTCTTAAAGCTGAATCAAAAACCTGTGCAAATTTATTTCTTAATCTTTGAACAAATTTAGCAAACTTAACTTCATCTCTTGTTACTTCTGTTACTCTACCAAGACCAATCATACCACCTTGTTGTGGTTCTAATCTTGAAATAGGAACATTCAATGATTGTAAAAGTTTTTGTCTAAAATACTTTACATCTTCTAATTCACCAAGATTTTGTCCTGCTGGTAAAGTTGTAATCTCTGTTCCTTTACCACCTTCTCGTCTTGGTAACCAAAAATCTTCTAACATAGACATATGTTTTCTATCATCTCTTAACTCACCAGTTGATGCATCATATACCATTTTGTTACGATACTTAACCATAACATCACGAAGATATTGTTCAGCTTTTCCTTTTGGTAAGTTACCTACATCTATGTAAAATATTCTTCTTTCTGGTGCTCTTGATAATCTATAAATTACAACAGCATCTTCAATCATTCTTAATTGATTTAATGGTTTAATTGCTTTGTGTAAATATGAAATTACAAAAGTGTTTTTAGCATCCATTAAACCAGAGTTTACATTTATAATTGACTCTGGTGCTATTTTTATACCTTGACCAACATTAGCTGTATATCTTTGTGTAGTTGTTCCTTTTTCATTATACACATAATATTCTGCAATAGCATTTATTACTGGTGCACCTGTCTTTGGGTCTTTTGATTTTTTGATTTCTCGTACTTTACGAATCTTACGAGGATCAATAAATCTTAATTCTTTAATACCTTGTTTTGGATTTTTCTCATCTATTACAACATGATAATATATTCTTCCGTCAATATACCATCTCTTAAATAAATCATCACCGAGATTATTGAAGTTTAACATACTTAATATGCCGTCAAATTCTTCTCTAATTCTCTTTTTAATTGTTTCAGGTTGTTTTAGATTATCTAAATTAATATCTAAAATTTTACCTGCCTCGTCATGTGTAATTGATTCGTTGACAATATCATCAACAGCTTGTTCTAGCTCTGGGTGATTTGCCATCTCTCTATAACGAGTGATTAATTCTATTTCATTTCTTACAGAACCTTCTAAATCAATATAAGTTCCATAATATGCATTTTGCGTTACCGTTACGGCACCGTCATCCATTGTCTCCGTAGGAAGTGCAAAAGATGGTTGCTCAGGTTTTTGCACCTGAGCCACATCTTTTTTACCTAAAGTGAATCCGAAAAGTTTTATAGCCATAAATCTATCATCCTAATAAAAGGAGAAGAATTACCTTCTCCGTTACACAACACCATCAGCTACCGATTCCCACCATTGGTAGGATAAAGAAACTGAAAACTCCTCAATAACATCATTTGAAGCCCAATCTACATCAATAGGTGTCAAGTCAGTCGGGAACATACCAATAAAGTTATATCTCTTTATGTTATCTCCGCCTTTTGCAAACTGTGTTACTTGAGCATCTACTGTATATCCGCCTGGAGCAAGAGCAGCTGGGTTTCTAACATTTAAACTATGACTGTTCAGACCATTCATCCATCTTTCAAAAGCATTTCTTACTACGAAATCTTCATCATTGATGACTGTGATTGTCCAATCAGCAAATACTCTGTTACCAGCAAATTTTAATTCACGACCAAAATATTGAACAGGAACTACACCGACTGTTGAGCCAGGTAGTTGCGCTGTTCGGCACATGAATGTTGTTTTTCTCTGTGCATCTCCAGGATCAGAAAAAGTAGGAAAAGGCATAGTTACTTCAAACAGATTGGGACGAGCACCGTCTCCAACCATTTGACTTCTAAACTCGTTTACATTAAATGCCATTTTTATTTTCTCCTGTTATACTTTTATTTATTAGAACTTTCCAACAACTTCGTCAAAACTTACTCCTGTTCTTACTGCAACAAAGTTAAGTTGAATAAAGTTAATTGAACGAGCAGGTTTGATGTAGATATCACCAACAAATCGGTTAGAATCTATGACCTGACCTGTATTGTTAGTTTCATCACAAACAACTCTAAAGTCTGTGATACCTCTACGACCTTGAATATCTCTTAAGTATGGTTCAACAAGTGAAACAAACTGACTTCTTGTGAACACATCATTGAATTCAAAGAGTGAGAATCTAGCTGCTCTTGCGATTGCTTTCTCTAATATGATAAACAATCTTCTAACATTGATTCTATCAAAAGCACTTGGTTTACTTTGCATTGTTTTATCTCCAAACAATACAATACCGTCTCCAGCAAATGTTACAATCGGATTTACACCATTTTTGTAAAGTGTATCTCTATTTGTTTTTGTTGGATTCCAAGCAAGTTTAATTGTATTCTTTAGAATACCACGATTTAAACCACCTGGTGAGAACCAAGGATCTCTTTCTTGGTCTGTTCTGGCACATAGTCCTGCAACATCTCCGTTACAAGGTACCCATCTGTAAACATCATTGTATTTGTCGTATTGATATTTCCAGTTTCCGTCTATTACTGCATAAGAAGATGATGTTAAAGTATCTCTATATGCAACAACATCTGTAGCTTCTGAACCTGCGTTGTCTACACAGTCAGCTTTTTCTGGTGATAAGAATACAACACAATCTTTTCTTGTTCCTGCCTGTGAAATCAAGTCAGTAGCTATTGTTGCATCAGCTGGGCCTGAAATCATTAAGTTAACATCTACTGAATCAGCATTGTCAAACTCATCATAAGCAGTAATTACATTACCTGTTGTAACTGTACCGTCTGCACCATTTACAAGTGAAAGTGTAGAGTTAGCAGCCATTAATGTAAAGTCTTTATTTGTAGCTGTTGTTCCCCAAGTAGAACTAGCGTTAGCGTAATCAGCACTTGTATTTCCTGTTGCGTGTGATAACCACCAGATATATTGGGATTGATTATTAACTACATTTTTGTAGTAACTAGAATTTCCACTATCGTCTTTTCCGTCTGAAGCTTTTGAAACAAAAGCAAATTTTTCTAAAACTTCACCTTGTGTTCCTGTGAAAGAACCATCTTCGTCAATTACGATAATGTGTATTTCGTCATTAGCACCACCAGCATTTGATGTAAATGTTGATGTGCCTGGTGTTGAATCGAAGTTAGATGCATATGCCCATCCAGAGAATGTATTTGCATCTGCCATAGAAACTTTTAAACTATTACCTAAAGCACCTGGCCACTTAGCTGCCCATTCTCCGTCTGCTACTGTACCACTTGAATGATTACTATCATAATCATCTTCGTTAGCAATATGGATACCTGAACCACCTGTGTTTGAAGTTGCATTTAGTGTTGAAGTTAAATTTGCAGCCCTAACTACTTTTAATGTATTTGAATATGCAAGAAAGTTCGCAGCTGAGAACCAGTATTCATAGTTTGATGTTGTTGGCTTGTGAAATCTCTCCACAAGTTGAACTTCATCAGATATAGTAATTACTTCACCGACTGGACCCCAAGAGAACACACCTGCAAAACCACCTATTGAAGTGGCGACTGAAGGCACAATAGTAGTGAGGTCAATCTCACTTGTATTTACGCCTGGTGATAACTGAAATGCCATGGATTTCTCCTTTTAAATTAAGAGGTCAAATTAAATATAATTTTTCTTTATTGTCTATTTATTAATTTATAAAATTGAAGAATAACCGTCTTTTGACCATAAATCTCTGCCATCATTGTCAATTTCTTCTGTTCTACCATCATCTATTATGCCGACTGGTGTTAATTCTTCATCTGTTAACATATTTTCTTGAGCTAAAAGTATCTTTCTTATATCAACATTTGTTTCATCTTTAAAGTAACTTTGAGCTGTCAACCAACCAAATAAGACTAATCCCATCACTAAATCGTCATTATTTCCTTCTTCTGCTTCATAACTATCTCTAACTCTAACAAATGTATTTAATTCTGCGATTGTATCAAAATCATTTACAACTAATTTATCACTTTCAATTAGAGTTTTTAAGTTAGCACAACCAATTTTTTTCACAGATTTAGTTGTTTTTATACCAAAGTGGGAGTTTCTTTTGTAGCCACCAGAGATTCTTTGACCTTTAATTCTATGGTGGTCTAATTTATAGATATTTTCATATTCTAACTCGTAATGTAAAATATCTACACATTGTTGTCCAATATTATTAGTTTCAATTAAAACATGAGCTGTATTATATCTTGTTGCTAATGAAAATATAACAGTAGGAAAAAATAATAAAGGCAACTTATTATTTCTATATTTTGCTACTTGTTTGTATGGTGTTTGTGTTGCATCTATAATATTAATTGTTGAATAA